AACCTCGGCCTCGGGGTGACGCCGAGTGCGTGGGGTTCCTCTTGGCGTGCGCTTGAACTCCCAAACGGTGTTGCATACACATCGGCGTTTGGTGTCAATTATCAATCTACTAACGCATATCACGACGGAACAAACTGGATTTACAAAACAAGTTCAGTTGCCAGTTTTTATCAGAACGGTGCTGGTTCCCATTCTTGGCATGTCGCCACCTCCGGCACCGCAGGCAACGCCATCTCCTTCACCCAAGCGATGACGCTGGATGCGAGTGGGAATTTGTTGGTGGGGACGACGAGTTCTGCCGGCGGCAAACTGGAAGTTGTTGCGGCGGGGTTGGTTGCTCTACTTGGCTCCAACACTGCACAGAACGCATACACAGGTTGGAAGTACAACGCCACAACGCTTGGCTACGTGGGAAATGGTGATGGCGTAGTGACGGGCGGTGGCGCGACAAATTTTGCAATCGGCTCTACAGGTGCAAGGGCATTGTTGTTTGGTACCAACGACACCGAACGCATGCGCCTCGACGCCTCCGGCAACCTCGGCTTGGGGGTGACGCCGAGTGCTTGGGATTCAGGGCAAAAAGTTCTACAAGTTTCCAGCTCTTCCTTTTATGGGTTTTCAGGTGGCACGGTTGTTGCCCAAAACACTTATTACAATGGCGGGTTTCAATACATAAATTCAGCGGCTGCGTCTTATTATCAGCAACTTGGTGCAGCTCATCAGTGGTACATCTCCGCTGATGTAACCCCCACCGCAGGCAACCCGATCTCCTTCTCCCAAGCGATGACGCTGGATGCGAGTGGGAATTTGGCTTTAGGAATAACATCTGCTTTAGGTACAACAAGTGGTCGTATTGTTGCGACTGTAAACGGCACATCTTCTGCGCTGATTAGCCTTGGTGTTAACGGAACAAATACGGGGACGTATTACGCAGATGCCACCATTGTTGGTGTGGGAGCAAAGGCAAACATTCCTCTTTCATTGCAGACCAACGACACCGAACGCGCCCGCATCCCTGCCGCTGGCGGCATGGTAGTTGGCACCGCAGCCATCGCCACCACTGCTACTGACGGCTTCCTCTACGTCCCAACCTGTGCAGGAACTCCCACGGGAACTCCGACGACGCAGACCGGCACCGCACCTATCGTCGTTGACACGACCAACCACAAGCTGTACTTCTACAGCGGCGGTACATGGCGCGATGCTGGGCCGTGAATTTAACCCTGAAAGGAACTCACCATGACCACGATCACCTGGACCATTGAGTGGATGAAGACCACTCCCACCACGGCCACGCCGCCGGAATACGTCATCACCGCAGGCTGGCGCTGCACAGGCACTGACGGCGAATTCACTGGCACGGTGTACTCGACCTGCTCGTTCACGCAGGAAAGCGACACCTTCACGCCGTATGCCGATCTGACGCAAGATCAGGTGCTAGGTTGGGTTTGGTCTTCCGGCGTCAACAAGGAAGCCACTGAGGCTGCTGTTGCTGGTCAGATTGAGAACCAGAAGAACCCGCCTGTGATTCAGCCTCCGCTGCCTTGGGCTCCCGCTCCCGCAACTACCACGAAGTGATCATGAACGACAAGAAACTCACCCTCGAACTCACGGTCAACGACGTGAACCTCATCATGGCCGGGCTGGGCAAGCTGCCCCTTGAGGCCACGGTTGACCTGTGGATGCGCATCAAGCAGCAGGGCGAGGCGCAACTGAAACCCGCAGCAGAGTCCGCTGGGTTGACGGACTGACACGCTGATTGCAGAAAACAATTTGCGTGGTATATTCCGCGCCATCGTACCGGCCCGTTGACCGGGGATTCCACGGAATCAAATGGACGCAGATCAACTGCCCGTAGCGGATACCGCGACAGCGGAAACCGTGCAAGCGCCCGAGGTGACGGCCACCCCGGATGTCGCTACTGATGCGCCGGCTGATCAGTCGAAGACTTTTTCGCAGGAAGAAGTTGACGCACTGATTACCAAGCGGCTCGCAAAAGAGCAGCGCAAGTGGGAAAGGAAGCTCACGCAACCTGCCCAGCAACGACCCGTTTCTGCCCCCGCACCTACTGCGGATCAGTTTGCCAACGTCGACGAATACGCGCAAGCGCTCGCCGAACGCAAGGCGCAAGAACTGGTTCAGCAGCGTGAGCAGCGGCAGCAACAGGAAGCCCTGCTGGAGAGCTATCAGGAACGCGAAGAAGCGGCCCGGGAAAAGTACGACGACTTCGAGCAAGTCGCCCTGAACCCGAAGCTGCCAATCACGACTCTGATGGCGCAGACCATCCAAGCCTCTGACGTGGGGCCGGATGTCGCGTACTACCTCGGGAGCAATCCCAAGGAGGCGGAGCGGATTTCCAGACTGCCGGCTTATTTGCAGGCTAAGGAAATCGGCAGGATCGAAGCCAAAGTGCAGTCGAGCCCGCCGGCCAAAAAAACCTCTGCGGCCCCCACGCCAATTTCGCCTGTTACTGCTAGGTCTGCGTCTACGACGTACGACACCACTGATCCGAGGTCTGTCAAGTACATGACCACCAGCCAGTGGATTGAAGCCGAACGGGCACGACAGGTGCGGAATGCCAAGAATCGCGCTAGTTAACCGTTAAAGGAATTTGTCATGGCTCAAAGTCTGTTGACCATCGACATGATCACCAACAAGGCGTTGGAGATCCTGGAGAACAATCTGGTCATCACCCGCAACGTGAATCGTCAGTACGACGATTCGTTTGCCGTCGAAGGCGCCAAGATTGGCGACACGCTGCGTATCCGCCTGCCGGATCGTGCGCTGGTCACCGACGGTGCTGCGTTGCAAGTGCAAGAAGTGCAGCAGCAGTTCACCACGCTGACGATTGCTTCGCAGAAGCACATCGGCGTCAACTTCACCTCTGCCGAGATGGCTTTGTCGCTGGACGACTTTGCTGATCGCGTGCTCAAGCCTCGGGTTTCGCAACTCGCGGCCAGCATCGACGCCGATGTCGCCAACGCGTTCCAGAACATCTACCAGTCGGTGGGAACGCCCGGCACCACGCCAGCTACCTCGCTCGTGCTTCTGCAAGCCCAGCAGAAGCTGAACGAAGCTGCTGCTGTCATGAGCCCGCGCTACGCCACGGTTAATCCGGCGGCCAACGCGGGTTTGGTGGAAGGCATGAAGGGCCTCTTCAACCCGACCTCGACCATCTCGCGCCAGTTCAAGAACGGCATGATGGGCGAAGGTATCCTCGGGTACGAAGAGATCAACATGTCTCAGTCGATCAAGCAACACACCACGGGGTCGCGTACTGGCGCTCATACCGTCACTACCACGATTTCCACTCAGGGTGCGGCAACGATCAACATTACCGGCACGGGCACGCAAACGATCAAGAAGGGTGATGTCTTCACGATCGCTGGCGTGTTTGCGGTGAACCCGCAGACCCGTGAGTCGACTGGCAGCCTGCAACAGTTTGTGGTCACCGAGGACGCAACCGCCGTTGGTGGCGCGTACACGGGCGTGAAGATCTCTCCGGCGATCTATACGTCCAGCAACGCCCTGGCTACTGTGGACTCGTTCCCGACTTCTGGCGACACGATCACGTTCTTGGGTTCTGCCTCTACGCAGTATCCGCAAAACATGATCTACCACAAGGACGCCATTACGTTTGGCACCGCTGACCTGATGCTGCCGCAAGGCGTCGACATGGCCAGCCGGAAGGTCCACAACGGGATCTCGATGCGGATCGTGCGCCAGTACGACATCAACAACGACCGGATGCCGTGCCGGATTGACGTGCTGTACGGGTACAGCGTCATTCGCCCGCAGATGGCCGTTCGCATGTGGGGGTGATGAAAATGCCGAACACCAAAGCAATTGGTGTGGCATTCGAGGATCCTGAACTCGACGGTGCAATCATCGGCAAGTCCGGTGGCACCGCCGGGTTCTACGGAACCACGCCTGTCACGCAACGCGCAGCAGCGGTGCAAGCGGCCTCGGTCGTTTCCGCATCGTCTTACATCTCCGTGCCCGCGAACCTGGCTGCTTGGGCGGCCGAAGTCAACGCGACTCTCACTGGCCTCGGCCTGTGGAAAGGCGGCGCGTAAGCGCCAGAAAGGAACATCATGTCGAACGCAAATTTTGAAGCGCCGAAAGTTGGCGATGGCCAACAGATTGGCGATGGCAAT